AAGGTGAAAAGATAATGAAACAAGAACACATAGAAGAGATTAAAAGGGAAGAAGCACAAGAAATAAGAGAAGAACCGATGTATATCTGGATAGAAGAAAATAAAGGTATATTGATAGATGATTATATAGATATGTATGAAGATGAGTTCATGGAATTTGCTAAAGGCAGGTATAAAGAAGAAAATTAACATAAAAAGACCATTATAACAAAGAAAATAGCATAAATTGGTCATAAAAATAGCAACATTTAAATAGGACATTTAATTAAATGAAAACTAAAGAGTCTAAAGGTAAAAAGGGGATAGTTAGCAAGCAAACTTAATAATGAGCAAACACAGCGTAAAGACAACATGGATGGTGTTTTGTAAGATAGAAATTTCTAAAAAATGCAGAGGGGTGTTCATATCCACAAAAAAACACACAGTTAAATGTTGTCCCGTTTGTAAAAGAATAATTGCTCGCAATATAAAAGCAGGTATAAAGGTGATGCAAAAAATGGTAGAAAGCAAAAGATACAGACATGAGATTAAATATAATAACATCAATGACATCGAGATGAAACAAATAGAAAATCGACCCATATTGGATATAGATGGTAAGAAAGTCAGAGATATGGAGAATGTAGGTACTTATATAACATCTAAAAAAGAGATTGAGATAGGTTACAAAAATGGTATGAAGACACTGAAAAGATACCAAGAAGAATTGAAAGCCCGCCAGGATAAGCTTGATGCAGCCGGTCAAAAACCGGTTATGTCAAATGAAATGAGGAAAATTGCTGATAATATAGATAAATTAAATAAGTTCAAAGAAATAAGTCAGTATGAGAACCAAGTCAAGGAAGCACAAAAAGGTGTTGAGTTTCAGCAAGAAAGAGTAGCGGAGTTTTTAAGGACGCTTAAACAAATCGAAGACATTTATGAAAAAGAGAAAAAGTGACATCC